TTGACCGCAACAGATTATTATAACAAAGAACTTCGTAAAAGAATGTTAGTTAAAGAGCCTGAACTCAAAGCAGCACTAGAAAAAGTTTCAAAATCAACAAGACCTCGATCGATTCCTAAAGCACCAGAATATCCTGGTCAGTCGACTCTTCCTAAACCCGACGAAGCCAATGTCAGAATTGAGCGAGACATTGGATTTAGCGGCACAACCAGGATTATTTCTATATATGACATGGAAACCGGCCGACTTCTTTTTAAAGAACCCAATACTCAGTTGCAGCCCGAGACTCAAAGAATTATTGCAGATATACAGCATTTTGGGCCGAGCCAAACACCCAAGTACCCTACAGGTCATGAACCATGGAACGGCAAAATCACTGACAACAGATACAAGCAACAGGCTGAAAAGGAAGCTGCCAATGCTGCTGCCGAACAGGCAAAACAAAATCAACCGACATCAACATGAGAGGACTAAAATGGAGTTTGTTAATTTAATCATTACTGTTGATGTACATTGCAAAAAATTGCAACCAAAACCAATTTACAGACTGTATGTCAACGATGAGCTATTTACAGAAAGAACTTGGATCTGGTCAGACTGTTACTTAGAAGAAGATATTCCTATTAGGGCCAGCCCAGGTGAATATGTAATTAAATATCAAGTTATACCAGAATCTTCTGCTGTTATAAAAATGAAAAATATCAGAATTACTCATGCAGACGGGCCAGCTTACTTAGCCAAAAACACATTAAGGATACCATATGCAAAAAAATCTCAAAGAAAGTGATGCCGCAGTGACCTCTTCGGGCAATATTGCGGTTGTTTCGGGGCCAATAACTAAAGAACCCATTAGAAGAACTCAGGAAATATCCAAAACAGGTAAATATGCTAATACACCAAATCTTAATGTTTTTGGTCAAAAAGGGGATAAAAGTGTTAGCAGATGATCTCAAAGTTTTATTAGCAACACAATATGCTTATACAATCAAAGCACAATTGTTTCATTGGAATGTTGAAGGTTCAGACTTTGGCCAATTGCATGATTTTTTCGGAAAAATCTACAATGAAGTTTATGGTTCTATTGATACCAACGCCGAACATATAAGAACTTTAGGAGAATATACTCCAGGCAGTTTTGAGAGATTTTTAGAACTCAGTCAAGTTCCGGGTCAACAGAAAATTCCCCGTGCAAGACTAATGATAGAAGAATTACTAAACGATACGCAAACTGTAATAGATTTGCTGAATAGATGTTTTGAAAGTGCCGAATCGGAAAATCAACAGGGTATAGCAAACTTTATTGCAGAAAGACTGGATGCCATGGCCAAACATCGTTGGATGTTACAGAGCTTCCTCAAAACCGAAAGAGAGTAAATCATGGACATAGCCCGCATATTACAGAATCTAGATGTCATAGAAGGCCGACTAAGTCCGGTTTCTACTCGGCATGGACTTACTCCCCAGCAGAATAAAAGTCATCAACTTCCGGCCTTGTTTAGACCTAAAAAGATTTCTGTATTGAAAAATCCCACCGATCCCGAACATCCAACCACGGGATATTTTGTCGGAGATGCAGTAGAACCTGATGTTGCTCAAACCCCATTGGAAGAGACTATGCGTAATGTCGAAGAAGATATGCTCAAAAAAACTCGTGCCAATCTTCGTCAATACTTAGATATGCTTTCACAGAAAAATACAGAACATAGAGATTTAATTCAAAAAACTCAAGAGGAATTAGAAAAAACAGCTGAGTCAGGGCAAGATGTTCAAGAAGATCCCACAGAATCTGATCCAGCACCAGATCCAACCCCTGCTAGAGAAATGACTGCTTCGGGCAGTTTACCGGTCAAAACTGTCGCAATGGAAGATGGAAATATCCTGGAAATTCATGGTAATGAACATGAAGGATTCAAAATCGGCTATAAAGGACATACCACAGATCTAAGGTTCCCTACTATAGATCAAGCCGAAACTGCCTTGAACATTTACCGTGCTAGAAAACAAAGAAACCTAAATCAGGACTACATTGACGAAAAATAATCAGTCAGAGGCTTGCGTTTTGTTGGGCAATAACATATAATACAGTTTTTCAAGGACAAACTATGTCAGATAAAATGTTTACCGCCGAACAAAAGGCCAAACTAGGCCGCCTTATCAACGAAGGTATGCAGGTCATGCAAGAAGTTGAAACACTTAATGCCGGTCTCAGTGATACTATTAAAGCTATTGCAGAAGAATTAGAAATCAAACCTAATATTCTTAAAAAGGCAATTCGACTAGCTCACAAGGCCGAATTTGGTCGAGAAAAACAAGATCACGAATTGCTGGAAAATATTTTAGAAACCGTTGGCCGTACACTATAATTATAGTTCCATAGGAGAATTATTATTAGTTACGTCGATTGCCTTTACGATCGCGAAAAAGATCGTATACATGTTGTGGAGAGAAGAGACGGCCATCGTCTCTATCAAGAATATCCTGCAAATTATATTTTCTATTATGACGACCCTAGAGGCAAATATAGGTCCATCTATGATACTCCGATCAGTAAGTTTCAAAGTCGACATAACAAAGAGTTTAGAAAAGAACTTAGACTGCATCACGGTAAGACCATCTACGAATCGGATATCAATCCCACTTTCCGCTGCTTAGAAGAAAATTACAAAAACACAGAGCCGCCACGACTGCATACAGCATTCTTCGATATCGAAGTTGACTTTGACCCTGTGAAAGGCTACAGTCGGCCTGAAGATCCTTTTAATCCAATTACTGCTATTTCTCTTTATCTCGACTGGTTAGATAAACTGGTTACCTTAGTGATACCCCCACAGACTGTGTCATTTGACCAGGCATCAAAGGTAGCAGCAGAATTTGATAACTGTTTTGTCTGCGAAAGTGAACATGAACTAATTGATACTTTTCTCAAACTCATAGACGACGCCGATGTGCTAAGTGGTTGGAATTCTGAAGGATTTGATATTCCTTATTTGGTGATGCGTACTACTAGAGTACTGAGCAGAGATGATACAAGAAGGTTTTGCCTATGGGATCAAATGCCCAAACAAAGAACTTTCGAACGATTCGGTGCAGAAAATATCACATTTGATTTAATTGGTCGTGTGCATATGGACTATATGCAACTCTACAGAAAATACACCTATGAGGAAAGACACAGTTATAGTTTAGATGCCATCGGTGACTACGAGGGAGTAGGTAGTAAGGTCGCTTATGAAGGCACACTCGATCAACTCTACAACAAAGAATTCGGCAAATTTATTCTTTATAACAGGGAAGATGTGGCATTGATTGCCAGACTAGATAAGAAACTTAAATTTCTTGATTTGGCCAATACACTAGCACATGAAAATACTGTATTGTTGCCGACCACAATGGGTGCGGTTGCAGTTACGGAACAGGCCATTATTAATGAAGCACATGACCGTGGTTTGGTTGTGCCTAATAGAAAGGACAACAGCGACACAGAAGATCTACAAGCTGCCGGTGCTTATGTTGCCTATCCAAAAAAAGGCATACATGAGTATGTAGGCAGTGTGGATATCAACAGTCTATATCCATCCACTATTCGTGCGTTGAATATGGGCCCGGAAACTATTGTGGGACAAATTCGTCAGACTATGACAGAAAGTTATATCCGTGACAGAATGGCCAGAGGTATGAGCTTTGCTGAATCTTGGGAAGGTCTGTTTGCCTGTCTAGAGTATTCGTCTGTAATGGATCGTAGAACAGATCAAACTTTAATCATTGACTGGCAAAATGGCGAAGAAACAGAACATTCTGCTGCAGAGGTCTACAATATAATCTTTCACAGCAAAAAAACATGGATGCTTAGTGCCAATGGAACTATCTTTACTGGCGAAAGAGAAGGTGTGGTTCCTGGACTACTCCGGCGTTGGTATGCTGAAAGAAAACAAATGCAGGCCAAACTTAAAGAAGCTGAAAATCGTGAACAAGAAGAATACTGGGACAAGCGACAACTAGTTAAGAAAATTAACTTGAATAGCCTCTATGGTGCGATTCTTAATCCCGGCTGTAGATTCTTTGACAAACGAATTGGTCAAAGCACTACTTTATGCGGCCGATCGATCACACGCCATATGACGGAAGAAATTAATTATATCATCGACAATGATAAAAATCATTTAGGTCGAAGTATAATATATAATGACACAGATTCCTGTTACTTTTCTGCTTGGCCCATTCTTCGTGAAAATGTCGAAAATGGAACTACTGCTTGGAACAAAGACATTGCCATAGAACTCTATGACAATATTGCTGATCTAGTCAATGGCAGCTTTCCTGTCTTTATGTCACAGGCCTTTAATTGCCCAGACGAGCGAGGATCTGTGATCCGATGTGGTCGAGAGATTGTTGCCGAACGAGGATTGTTTATTACTAAGAAAAGGTATGCTTTGTTATACTATGACAAAGAAGGTCGTAGGTATGACAAAGACAGTCCAGGTAAGATCAAGGCCATGGGTCTAGATCTTAAGAGATCAGATACACCAAAACTGGTGCAGGAGTTTCTCAACGATATATTAAAGGATGTCTTGTCTGGTGCTGAACAATCTGTAATCATTGAAAAAATAAAATCTTTCAAAACAGAATTTGCCAAAAGGCCAGCTTGGGAAAAAGGTACACCTAAACGAGTCAACAACTTAACTAGTTACGCAAAAAAAGAACAACAATTAGGTCGTGCCAATATGCCCGGTCATGTTCGTGCTGCAATAAATTGGAACAGCCTTAGGCGTATGCACAGTGACAACTACAGTTTACAAATTGTTGATGGTATGAAAACTATTGTCTGTAAATTGCGAACCAATCCATTGGGCTATACCAGTGTAGGATATCCCACTGATGAAACTCGATTACCAGAATGGTTTAAGGAATTGCCCTTCGATGACAGCTCAATGGAATCAACTATTGTAGATCAAAAGGTCGAAAATCTATTGGGTGTACTAAGGTGGAATATCAAAGAAAGCACCAATACAGAAAATACCTTTAGTTTATTTTTTGAATTAGAAGAATGAAACTCAGTGAAATAGTTAAGAACATTGACTACTTAAAATTCCTGCAAAGAGAATTTTTTCTAGCCACCGGACAAAAAACGCGGCAAGAATTGTTTTTGGAACTGGCCAAGTTTCCCACTGACTTCGCTGAATTGTCCAATGACTACGAAACATTGGATAAAAAGTTTCTAGACAGTATTAATCAGCAATTACAATTTTTGAAAAGTACAACAGAGATATTACACAAAAATTATCTTATTGACAGTCAGCGACATTTTGGATCAATCATTGAAAGTGCTGAATATATTAGAAATGTAAGATGGCGGTTGAGTTCTCAAACTGAAACACTAATTAAAAATAAGATTCAATCACACAGTAATTGGATCTTCCCTGCATGTGTATTTCGACCCAGTGCATTGACTGATCTAAGATCGATTGTCAGTTGTGATCCTTTATATCTTATTGATCATAACCGTGAAATTCTCGATCAAACAGTTGGTCAATATCCCAGAGAATACCAAAATCGGTTGCGTCCCTATGTGTTAGATTATCAAGGTGGTTTAGACTTTTTACCACAAAACAATTTTGGTTTGGTGGTTGCTGCCTATTTCTTCAACTTCAAAGATATCAATACTATAGAAAGATATCTCAGTGGTATTTTTAAATTGTTGAGACCCGGTGGTATATGTTCGTTTAGTTTTAACGATTGCAATTACAGTCACGAAATAGACCTGGCAGAAAATCGAATCAATTCCTATGTACCCGGAGATCGGTTGAAAAAAATAATCATGTCATTGGGATACTATACTATTTTTTCTTACAGAGATCTAACCGGCATAAGTTGGTGGGAAATACAAAAGCCTGGAGAAATTAGTTCATTGAGAGGTGGACAAACTCTAGCAAAAATTATTGCAAAAATCTAAATAAGTTATATAATATACAGTTCAAGGAGAAAACATGAAAGATCAATTATTGGATCTAGTTCAACACACTTATGATCTAGGGTTCATTGATGTATTAAAAATTACTGGCAGCAAGGAAAAAACCAAAATCTACAGTATGGCCGAAAACAAATCTGTGGTTATCCACGGCGAGTTCGCTGCACCCATTGAAGACTTTGAAGGTACCTTTGGTATGCCTAATCTCAACAAACTAAAGATTCTATTGAATCTCAATGAGTATAAAGAAAATGCCAAACTTACAGTAAGTAAACATGCCAGCACCGGCGAACTAGATGGTATTAATTTTGAAAACGCAGTTGGCGACTTTGCCAATAACTATAGGTTTATGTCATCTAAGATTGTCGATGAACAACTTAAAACTTATAATTTCAAGTCACCTGCATGGATTATCGAATTCGAACCTAGTGCAAACAGTATTTTAAGGTTGAAGATGCAGGCTCAGGCCAACGCAGAAGAAACTGTATTTCGCACTGAAACTCGCAATCATAACTTAATGTTTCACTTTGGTAATCATAGCAGTCATGCTGGTAACTTTGTGTTTGAACATGATGTCAGCGGTCATTTGAAAAATACTTGGTCCTGGCCAGTTAATCAAATCATCGGCATCTTGGGTTTGGTAGGAAACAAAACCATGAAGATCAGCGATGTTGGTGCAATGCAAATCACAGTAGATTCAGGTTTGGCCACTTACAATTACTTTATTTCTGCACATACAAAGTAATTGATGACAATTAATGTCAGTGACCGTCGGCGTAAAAATGTTCTGTTACCCTGCGACCATGGGCTAATGATCATTAATAGATTTGATAGAAATGAACTAGGTGTAGGGCAAGCAGCATTCTTATTAGATCATGGCAATAGCTGTACCAAAGAAGCAGAAATTTGTTACAGTTATTTGTCTAACATAGATCAACCAGTGATTTTGGATATTGGTGCTAATATCGGTACCTTTACCAGTTGGCTATGCAAGATATTCCCCGACAGTAAAATCTACTGTTTTGAACCACAGAGATTAGTATACCAAATGCTCTGTGGAAACATTGCCATAAACAACTGGGAAAACTGCTATACTTATAATATGGGCGTGTCGGATGTCAATGACATTATTCCTGTGACCGAACCTGACTACTATAGCGAGCAAGACTTTGGCACTATTAGTTTGAATAATCCGAAGATAGATCATAGACCTGCGAATTTCATCGAAGTAATCACATTAGATAAATTTGTACAGAAATTTTATATCAATAAAATAGATTTCATTAAAATTGATGTAGAGGGAATGGAATTGTCTGTGTTGACCGGAGCCGAAGAAACGCTAAAGAAATTTCGACCTGCTATTTTTATCGAATACAGCAACTACAAACAAAATACACTAGAACACATAGTTGAATTATTGGGACAAGAAAATTGGCGATACTTTGTCTACGATAATAATGTCCTGGTATTACCTAATTCTAAATAAGTCTATGCAAGATAACTTTACAAATAAACAATTAGACAGCAATGGTCTCAGTAAATGGGCAATCTTTTTGCCAGCTATATCGGGATTTTATGCAACCTTTATAGGTCGTCAAAGAGTAGAAAATTATGTTGATCCTGCAAGATTTCCTGCAGGGATCACCGATATGGAACAACTGAACTGGATTAATAGTCAAAAATCGATGTTTCCATATCAATGGAGTCTGTACAGTGCAGGCCATGCCAATCTCAATTTAAATAAACCAGATCCCAGTGAGGACATGGTAAGGCAGCGCGAACCTGGGTCATTTATGTTAGGCGACAGTGGAGGTTTCCAAATTGCCAAAGGAAGATGGCCAGGCGAATGGCGTGATCCAAATAGTGCAGAAGTGGCGAACCATTTGTCACAGTTAAAAAGTCAAGGGGTGATTACCAAAACAATAAAAAACAAAACAAAAGTCATAGACCCTGTGCAGAATTATCTAAAACTAATTGCAGAAACAGATAAAAAAAGAAAAAGTGTTTTGACCTGGCTAGACAGCATTGCTGATTATAGCATGACATTAGATATTCCAACTTGGGTTATCCATGATCGAGCTGCTGGTCAAGCCTGCGGCATTAGTACCTTGAAGGAAGCTGTAGATGCTACTCGTTACAATAACGACTACTTTATAAAAAATCGCCGAGGCTGGCAAAACGGCGGTACACGAATACTAAATGTATTACAGGGTGACGGCCACGACAGTTCCGATCAATGGTATGAAACTATGAAGGAGTATTGTGATCCCAAAATCTATCCCGAAAGACATTTCGACGGATGGGCTATGGGCGGTCAGAATATGTGCGATGTACACTTGGTTCTGAAAAGACTGGTCAATATTATCTATGACGGACTTCTTAGACCTGGACTACATGACTGGATGCATTTTCTCGGTACCAGCAAATTAGAATGGGCCTGCTTACTAACAGATATCCAAAAAGCAGTTAGACGATATCACAATCCCGGATTTACAATTAGTTTTGATTGTGCCAGTCCGTTCCTGGCCACTGCCAATGGTCAACTCTATATACACAATGACTGCCCGCCCAGATCCAAATGGGTATACAGGATGGAGCCAACTCTAGATAATAAAAGTTATAAAAATGACACAAGGTCATTTAGAGATACGGTAATACAAGATGGTATACACACTCATTTTGATGATAGTCCAATCAGTGCAATACTGAAAGCCAAGGATATTTGTGTGTATGGACCCAACGACCGAAATAAAATAGGTAAAATAGGTAATACCAGTTGGGACAGTTTTAGCTATGCATTACTAATGGCTCATAATGTTTGGCATCATATCAACGCAGTTCAAACAGCTAATATGCTCTATGAGCAAGGACAAATGCCAATGATGTTAGCTGGACGAACTGATAACAAATATGATTTCGGACGAATTGTTGATGATATTTTTAGCCAAAATACTCGACAAAAAAGTCTAGATCGCATAGAATACTATCAATCATGTTTCGATCAAATCATTGGTACAAGAGGTTTTACTGGAAAGAATCTCATGCGACCAAACCCAACACTTTTCGATACTTTCTTTGAAGAAGAAAATTCACAACCAGAATCTGACGAACTAGATTCTACCAACTTGGAAATTTTAGAACAACATGAATAGAAATGGACACGAACAGGCAGAATTTTTCCTCGGTCACGAAGTCGAATACAGCCCAGCTTATGGCTTATATACTTTATTTGTAGTTGGACTCCAACCACGAGAAAAAATTCTATCTATTATCAACCAATACAAAGACACAGATAATCCTATCGAACATGTATATATTGGGGCAAATCGAAGTTTCCCGGTCGATATCACAACCAATGATTTCGAAAGGTGGCGTGACTGGGAAGCCATTATTGACTCAGTGTTGTCCTTGGATGTATACTGTACCTTTGATATCGACATTTCACAAATTGAAGGATTGTTAGAAACTGGATTTTGTGAGTATGACAAATTTATTCCTATGATCAGTGCACCCATGCCTTACATTAGACTATTGGGATATAATGCAGTATTGAAGTTAGATGATAAAGATTTCAAAAGCACTAATCCTGGAGTTTGGTGTCATAGCGTACATGACTTGACACAAAGAACCGGTATCTTTACTCCTTGGTCTAAATATACAAAGGACAAAGTATTATGAATTGGGTTCGACAATTATTTCAACGACAGTATGGACATAAAGAATTAAGGTCCACTGGAATAACTAGTCACGATTCTCTGCATGGCAATGAACCACTGAGATTTACAATTTATAAAGCCACCGGGGGTCTAATTATTCAAACTTTCAGTTATACTGACAAATAAGATACAGAGAACACACATCTGTACCTCATATATGACAATGAAAATTTAGCATCAGAACTTAGCAAAATTATCACACTAGAAACATTAAAACTATGATTACACAACAAGATCGATCACAAATAAATAGAATAGTTGAAAAAGCCAACAAAAAAATCTGGGTCACTTTCACAAAAGAAGGTATTCACTGTTATCCAGCAGCAGCCACAGATCCCAAGTTGGCCACAGGAGATCAATACGATGTCAGTTTTTTGGCAAGCCCTCATAGGCATATTTTTCATTTTCGTGTTTGGATTGATGTCTTACACAATGACAGAGACATTGAATTCATACAATTTAAACGATGGCTTGAGGGGCTGTATTCTGGCTCATCGAGTGTTTTGCAACTAGATTACAAAAGCTGCGAAATGATTGCAGATGATCTATATCTGCAGATTGCTAGTAAGTATCCAAACCACAGTGTTTGGATCGAAGTCTCAGAAGACGGAGAAAACGGTTGTTTTATCCGCTACGAAACACATCAACCACAACTTATTTCAATTTAATCTAACCACAACTAGAGAGAGCACTATGAGTAAAGTCACTATTCGTCATAACCCACAAGTAGCAGAAGTCTTTGATACACTGGAAAAATATTTAGACTTTTGTCGCGAGTATGGTTATCGCTATAGCGAAAATGATATTAACAATTTCCGCAGCTATGCTTGGCAACAATACACAAAATTCCTAGCAGGAAAGAATTTCAAAAATCAATGGGCCGAGGATGCCAAAAAGCTAGAAGGGCTGGCATGAGAACCTTGTTTTATATGGGCCTTGAATCTTACAAGGCTCGTTATACACTGCAACTTACAGAATGGAACAGGCGAGTATTTGCCCGCCGAAACTTGAATGTTGTCTATGTGCCCGGAACAACATTAGATAATACTAAAAGTATTTCTGTAGGACAGGTCTTAGATGCTCATGGCCGCAGTTATTATTCCATGAGTCAAATGATGAACCTTGTAGAGATGATGCGTAATGGAGAAGTCAACAGCGA